TAGGTCATAGATGTGGATATGTTGGGTTGCAAAACCCTCCAAAATCAATTACTGACGACCCATATTCATTGGAATTAGACGTTCACGGTGGAATAACGTACGGTAGATATTCAAAAAATTATCCAATAAATACGAGTACTACAAAATTCTGGTTGGGCTTCGATTGTGCGCATTATATGGATGGAAAAGATATGACACTGGTTAAAGAACTTAACTATAAAGTTGTATATGAAAAAATATTAAAAACTGAACAAATGTTTGGTGACAGTTATGAACATGTATGGACCACAGAAGAGGTTACCCAAGAGTTGAAGAATCTTGTTGACAAGTTGGTGGAATTGGGAGTAAGTTAATAACATTGTAGATAGTTTAACAATAAACACGAACGTTTATCGCAAAATCAACAAAAACGTTCGTGTTTTTACTCCAAATAAGTGTTGACAAACGGTCCAAATGATGATATACTAGGCACATAGATAGGGAATTTAACCAACCAAGTATGAGGAGATGGAGATGGATAACAAAACTTACGAGTACATGAATGAAAGAGTTATGAAATTTAAAAGAATCAATAATAATATTACTGTATTGGATACCAGGCTTCAATTTTATAAAAACCCTTCCAGTAACAAATCATATGGTCAATCAGGGTACCGTATCGAAAGAGATTCATTAGGCGAAAGATTAAACGACAAATTAACAGAAATGACAATAAACGTTTTAACAGAAGAAATTAATTTATTATTGGAAGAACTAGATAAAATATAACAGGATGATTTTAATATGAAGCTGTATAAATGTACCATAGAGTTATCAACAGAAGCATTATGGCGAAAAGTTTCCAAAAAGCCTGTGTATGTAGTTATGGATAACAAAGACAAAACTAAGAAATTTGTAGAAAGTCATTTAAAATATGATTGTAAAGTTAAAAATGTAACAGTTTTGGGTGATGCTTTAAGCAATATACTATTTAGAAATAATTAAGGAGGAGATTAAATGATTGCATATGTATATAATGAAGCGCAATTCTCAGATGGTACGGTCCTAGGTGTTGGCACAATGGTAGAATTAGGCGACCAAGATGACCAATTAACCCTATTAACAGGCTCACCAATGTATGAATTAGCCAAATTAGAGGCAAAGCGAAATGAATATCCAATCTGTATTGGAGTGCTAGATGCTGTATGGGATGGGTTAAAAGTTAAGGGTAATATAACATACCCAGATGACTTGCGAGTGGATGTAGAGGGCGTAATAACTGAGCAAAATGGGCAAATATTCTTGGAAAATGAGTATCAATTTATTCCTATTAGATATGTTCATGACTTAGAAGTGGAGGTGTAAAATGGACATTAGATTTAAAAGTGGGGATAGAGTTAAGGTAATTTATACTGATAGAAGTGATAGAGAAAATGGAATCGTGGAAGGTATGAGAGGTGTTGTTTTGGAAGATTCCGCTTGTCCGTTTGTACATATTGATGACCGTAGGAACATAGACCTATTTGACCAAAATCAATTAGAGGAGGTAGAATAATGAAGTTTAAAATTGGGGACAAAGTTATGTTGACTGAAGCAGATTGTTTTGATAGTATATTTGGCATTAAAGTTGGTGATGTGGGGGTGGTAATTGACGAGGATGATACCCCATACGTTAAGTTTGAAAGAGTCAATTGAGCATTCGCTGTTTATGAATATCAATTGGAGAAAATATAATGGAAAATATGATAAAATTACTACATTTAGATGTGACATCTGAGAGTTTAATGGCAAATTTAGTAGACTCATCTTTGGATTTAGATACAAATTTGGGAGTTAATTCCATTGAGAATTTAACAGAATCGGAAAAAGAAGAGTTACTTGACCTAATTACTTCCATGTTAGTTATTGTAAGAAATGGTATAATTAGGACAATAACCGAGTAATATCCATAAATGGAAGAATTTAACTGTAACAAATCCAAAACAGGGTCTAGTAAAGTAACCCCAATGCTTTGACCCTGTTTTAAGGGAGTAAATTGTTACACTTTGTTACACTTTGTTACACTACTTTTTGGACAAGTGTAATTTTTCAAACCCAGTTATACCAACACTTCTATCCCTTTATTACACTTTGTTACACTTTTTAGTCAATAAAAGAGTTTTATAAAAGTAAGAGAGTAGTAGTAAAAGATATGACAGTAGGTTTTTAGTGTAATAAGTGTAATAATCGTCTTTTGGACAGCCCTCTACGCAAGTGAGCGCAAGGGTTACAGGGTTATTACACTTTTGTTACACTAGTGTAATTTAGTGTAATAGCATATTTAGGACCTAAAAGTTGTATAATAAAGCGTAGGGAATAATATCTTGGAGGTTGATATAGTATGGCAGAAAAATCTAAAAATAAAGGGGTTCACACATCACCAGAAACGGCAGGAAAAAGAAATATGTCTAAGGCTACAATTGAGCAAAAAGTGACCGATGAAGATGGTACTTTGCGCAAGATGATTCCGATTATGAATCATGGGATAGCTTTAGGTTATTCTGGGTTGTGGACTAATAAAATGTTATCAGGGTCTATTGGTGAATTTTTCGACTACTGTAGCGATATAATGTTGAAACCGACTATGCCACTTTTGCGCTTATGGCTGAACGTAGAACAATCCACGTTACTTGAATGGAAAAATAACCCAAATAAGCATCCTGAAAAAACAAAAATTATTAAAATGGCGTTTAATATTATGGAAGCAATTTTGCAAGAAAGGGCTGAAAAATACCCAACGGCAAATATTTTTTTAATGAAAACTTCTCATGGGCATATTGAAACATCAAAGGTCGAATTTAATAATTCAAGTCAGATTCAAATTGGCGAAAGCGAAATAAAAGACACGGTTGAAAAACTTGGGCTTGGGTCTAAAAAATTACAGCTAGTGGAAAATTAAACGGAGGGTTTATGAAACGTTTTTTAATACAAGGTTTATATTTATTAGGTGTTATAATTGTTTGGGCGGTACTTGCTAATTTAGTGCAATGGTTATGGTTTGGCAGTTTTACGGATGAACAATTAATGTTATCCCATATTTATGTTGCAATATTGATTATACTGTCAAATAATTTATTTGAATAAGGGTTTAAAATCAAGGCATACTTCGGTAGGTCTTTTTTTATGCGTAAAATTGAGTACGAAAAAAGAAGCCCGAAGGCTCCTGCTATTTTCTGGTCCAATATCCGTAAACGCATGAGTGCGAACAATCCCATATGTCAAAACTATTTCCGTCTACACAAGTTACTAGGTGATTTGCTACTTTCAATAAATATCTGCCTGATTGAAAATCCTGTGTTCTGGTGAATTTATCCACTGTCATTCGTTTTTGCCCCTTGACTGCTTTCAAAGCGTGGTATTCAATTCCTTTGGACTTCATGTAAAACTTCCAAGCCTCATCTGAGTTCGGCATTACTTTCAAACGGTAGCCGATTTCATAGAGGTCCTTGTAAACGGTGTCCCAATCGGAGTCTAATAGCAATGTTATGGCTCTGACCACGCAATCACTGGTTTCTTTACCTAGTGGATTGGCGTTATAATACTTGTTTTTAGTTTTCATAGTCACTCTCCTTTAATTGTATACCTTATTCTATCATGGAATAGCGAAAAACACAAGGTTTATTGGAATATGTAATATAAATGTAATATTATTGTCACATTTGGTTGGTTATTGGATAATTTAGCATAGTAGGGCAAGTTTTAATAAACATCTGGACAGTTACTATGGCAAAGATAATAAAATCGCTTACAGGTCATTCTCGTGCGATATAGGATACTTTCTAACCCTATGATGATTAGGTAATATTACGCTGGCGCAGGGTTAATATCTTGGCTAATCGGCAATTGCCATGGTCCTGTATGGTTAGTTATGGTCAGATAGAGGTGAAATAGGCGAAATTTACCCTGTACGGTCGTTTTAAGCGTATATCTAGGGTTAGGGGTGGTAATGGTATGGTCTGGGATATTAAATCGCTTACAGGGGCAATTTGGGCTGATTAGGGATATTACTTTCTAACCCTCTATGGTTGGCAACTTTCAAACGCTAACTTTCAAACCCTCTACTTTCAAACGCTATGAATGGAAAATCCTGGAAGAGCGATACTGAATTGTGTGAGCTGGTCCATTTGTTGTGAATGTTGTGATTGTTTTAATTGTTTGAAAAATGGTGAATATTCAGAATATTCAGAATAGTGCCAAAAATCCGAACGTTCGTGTTTTTGGTGATTGTTTGAATAAACACAATTGTTTGAATTAATGTGAATATTATGAATAACAGAATTATTGGAATGTTCGTGTTTTGTGTGATTGTTTTAACAAGTTGAATACTGTCATGTAATATAATTGTAATATAATTGTAATGATTCCGTAACCTAGTGGTCTGTCAGTGTGGTATAATATAAGTAGGTCAAGGGAACACGAATCCCAAACGAGAACAGATGTTCTCATATATAAAAGGAGGCACCAAATGAGAGAAAACACAGCAAAAACTTTGATATTGGACTTTATAAAATCTGAATTGGACGGCATCGCAGAGGTTAAAATCAACGATAATCAAACCTTGATTATTATCGAGACGCACTACAGTGCACCGTGGTTAATGACTGCTAACGTTTGGATGTTCAATGAGCACTTTAGTTGTGACTTAAGGATGTTTGATGCTACTCGTAAAATACACGTATACGAGGAGATAATACTTGAGCGTGACGCATCAGTAAGTGAGGTCGACACTATCGACTTGATACGTTGTACGGAGCATATATTGGCCGAGTACAAGAAAATTGAAGGATTTTATAGACATCATTTAAAATTATAACTAATGTTTCACGTGAAACAAGGGTTTACGGTTAACCTTTAAAACCGTATCTTATAGGAGGTTATACAATGACAAGTCAAAAGCGAATCACACGATACAAGATAGAATTAGTTAGAGAATCGGCTAAAAATTATACCATCGGCTTGAATGATAAGGTAACCAGTCCATTATCACTTGCTAGAATGTTCAAAGTAGTACATGAGCTAGATAGACAAACTGAGGAAATTTTAATCCTTGCGTGCTTTGATACAAAGAATAAGGTAATCGGTACGTTTGAAGTGTCTCGAGGTTCCCTTAGTGCTTCAATTGTTCATCCTAGAGAGGTATTCAAAAGAGCGTTACTGTGTAACAGTGCATGCATAGCAATAGCACATAACCATCCATCTGGGGACCCGTTACCAAGTATCGAGGATGAAGAAATTACCAAGAGACTCGCTGAGGCGGGGACCTTGTTAGGTATTCATTTATTGGACCATGTTATTATCGGAGATGATGACTTTTACTCATTTAAAGAGGGGGGATTATTATGATTAATTGGACAAGTCCTAATGGTTGGTACACCATAACCAATGAGGGGTGCACCCCTGATACAATACGGATAGATAACAATGCAACTTGTAGCAGTCAATTTGCTCTACTGTACAGCCATAACGGCTCTATTGCCTATGATAGCCCGAACTTGTTACCTAAATACATTAAGGATAAGGTTGTTAAGTTGCTAAATCCTTGTATTGGCGTAATGTTTACGAATATGGCTAACACGACACCTAACATTGACCTTGAAGACTACTTCTCAGGCTACAAAGAATATAAATATCATTATGAGTCTTTCGGAGGCATTAAGCATATAAGCGAGATACCCAAAACATACTACAATTGGACGGTACAAATCTATGATATTAGGAGGTTGTAACAATGTTTAAGTGTATAATTTGTGATGATTGGTATGATAATTATGATGAGTCAGAATGTTCTGAGATATGTGTTGAATGTTGGGAGGTTATACAGGACCAACAGGAACTACAGGACCAACTAGACAGGGGACTGACAGAACATCTATACTAAAGGGGTGTACATTGATAATTATTAAAATATTGTTAAGGACCATTTTATTACTGGCGATACTACCTATCATCACTTTACTAATGTTAGTCAAGCTATCAAGCAAGTAAGAAATTAAGTCACCTTTTAGGTGGCTTTTTCTTTATGCATAACTATGCATCATAATGCATAAATATACAATCGTCACCATTGTTTTATTTGTTTGATTAATTTACACAACTGATTTCCAAACTCAGAAATAAATCAATTGTATCAATTGTTTGAACAATTACACTAATTCAAAACTAGGTGCATCTGGATTGTAACGGGAGCCGTAGTATCAATTAACCTGTTTGTTTGAAAAATTCACACAATTCAATTGTCACCATTGTGTGAACATTCAGAACAATTGAAACAATCACAACAATCAGAACATTCACGTTTGTTTGCACAATTCAGACACCCCTCCCCTATTTCCAGAAACTGTAAGTGCTATGGTGACACCCCAATGTACCTCCCAAACTTTTCAAACACTTTTCCTAAATTAGCCCCGTAATTTTAAAACAATTTTTAACTTTTTTTTTAACTTTTTTTTAACTTTTTTTTAACTTTTTTTTTAACTTTTTTTTCACATTACGGCATATTTCACGCCTAAAAATTGTATAATAAGGTAGAACCAAAATTGCGGACTCTCCTCCCCTCTGTTTTGGACAGCATTTTTTATGCGTTTGGCTGGACTGGAAAACCTAAACGCATTATTCTTATAGCAGGTTGGTGTAACGGTAGCATTTTGGACTCATTATCCAACGATTCGGGTTCAAATCCCGAACCTGCCTCCAATTCGCTCACTTAGTTCAGTGGTTAGAGCATCGGTCTTATATGCCGAATGTCGATAGTTCGATTCTATCAGTGAGTACCAAATTCGCTCCTGTAGACCAATTGGCAGAGTCAATAGGTTTAAGCCCTATACAGTTTCGGTTCAAATCCGAATGGGAGCACCAAGTCAGCGCAGACTATAAACGCATGGTGGCGCATGACCACGTTAATCAAAATCATGCTAACATATCCGAGTAACCTTTATTGTGTATGGTTCACAGATAGTCTCCAAAACTATTGGATAAGAGGTTCGATTCCTTGCTTGGGTGCCAGTAGGTCGTAGTGTGCTAGACCAAAGATTAGCATGCAAAATAGCCTGTCCGTTGGATGGGTCTTATTTTTAAGTAACATATGGAAAAGGAGATTTAATTTGAAGAGTGATTTTGATTTAATCGTTAAGAAGTATCCTCGTGATTGGGAGTATGTGAATGTGTATCCATTGGGTGACCTTCATTATGGAAGTCCCGAGTTTGATGAGGTTAAGTGGAAAAGATGGAAGTCAATGGTAATTAATGACCCTTACGCAGTAATTGTAACAATAGGGGATTTGATGGAAAATGCCACTGAGAAATCTGTTGGAAGTTCATATGAGCAATTGATTAGACCCCGTGACCAAAAGCGTTGGTTGGCAAGTGAGTTGAAACCCTTCAAGGATAAGATAATTGCTTCTATCCAAGGTAATCACGAGGCGAGAAGTAGTAAAGAAGTAGATGATGATATGATGTATGATGTTATGGCAAAGCTTGATTTGGAACATATTTATCGGGAAAACACAGGGTTTGTAAAGATTAATGTTGGTGAAAAGTCCCATGATAGGCAATACAGTTATTCATTTGGATTGTTTCATGGAGCATCAAAATTCAAAACTAGGGTTATGGGTTATGCTATTGATGGAATAGACGCATTAATAACTGGTCATGACCACCAAGGTCAATCGTACTTCCCAGCAAAGATTGTTGTGGATAGTAAGAATGAAACAGTTAGTATTAAGGGTTTTATAAGATTGGTAGTTACGCCATTTCTAAAGTTTGGTGGGTATGGTGCTAAGGCGATGTATGAGCCACAGGACCATAGTAAGATACCAATTTTAAGATTAAATGGAAAGAAAAAGGAAGTGATGGTTATATGGACGTAAATAATTCAAAGAAGGTATTCATTATATTTGATAGAGATAAGTTCACTCAATCCATTATATTGGATGAGTTGAAGTCAGAGGGATTCCCTTATTTCTTCAAAACTATGGATACTGTAGAAGATGATGAAGTTCTTTGTTATTATATCGAGCAAAGTGATGAGGTATGGTTATTTGGAGAGGTTGAGTGCGAGTTAGCTTATAGATTGGCTAACGAAAAGGGGTGTGACATATGGCAAATGTCGTAAATGATGTTGACCTGAGGCATTATTTGGATACAGTCATCCCTAATATTGAAGCCGAGTTTGAAGTATGTGATGATGATGGTGAGTTATTGAGGTTGTATAATCTATATGTCGAACTTCTTAGATTGGTTGCCCCAATTGATTTTGGCAGTTTCAATAAGTATTTGGAACTAGATGAGGACCATAGTGACCCAAATAAATCATTCTATCACCACCGAAAAGAGCATTTATCAGAGATGTTTGATGCATTTAATGATATGGAAGTGGAAGATAAATATGATGTGTTGCTGATTATGTTGCCCCCTCGGACAGGGAAAGAACAACCCCTTCATTCCAAAATATTAACTCCTACTGGATGGAGTACTATGGGAGATATGAAAATAGGAAGTAGAGTTATTGGACAGGATGGATTACCTTATAATGTAACTGGAGTGTTTCCACAAGGTGTCAAGGATATTTACGCAGTAACTTTTGATGATGGCACTGTGGTTGAGTGTGGATTGGACCATCTTTGGGAAGTACAAACTCGTGAGGATAGGTTGGTTGGAAAGAGCAGAGTAGTTACAACAAACGAAATGATGACCAATTTATATGTTGAAAATGACAGTAGGAAAAATTATTCGATTGATTATGTTAAGCCTATTGAGTTTGATAGTGAATTAGATGAAGATGATTTGGATTCTTATTTATTAGGGGCTTTGATTGGAGATGGCGGTCTTAGTGAAGGTGTTAGATTTACTAATATAGACGAAGATGTTTTAGGTAGAGTTAGAGATTCCATTTCGGAAGATGAAACAATGGTGCAAGTTTCGGATACTATTACTTATAACATAAGAGATAGAGTTCAAAAAAGAAATAAGCTAGGTTATCCAATCCCCTCTAACACTCTTGCTAAAATAAGGGAATATGGTTTGGATGGTGGTTCTCACGATAAATTTATACCTAATAAGTATTTGTATGGGAGTTATCAAGTTAGGTTAGATATGTTGAGAGGTCTTATGGATACCGATGGATATTGTGGAAACAATTCACATAATGAATACACTACAGTTTCCGAGAAATTATCAAATGACTTTATGGAGTTGGTTAGGTCATTAGGTGGTAGAGTTACTTTGTCTACTAAGATGGGAAGTTATACGAAGAATGACGTTAGAGTAAAATGTAGTAAAGTGTACAGAATGTCTTTCAATATGGAAGTCAATCCTTTTCATTGTAGTAGGAAAAAAGAAGCCTTTACTCCTAGAACTACTAGAAAGCATAAATACATTAGTTCAATAGAACTTATTGGTAAGGGTGAATGTCAATGTATAATGGTTGATAATCCTAAACATTTGTATGTTACAGACGGTTATAATGTAACCCATAACACGACTACAGGAATCAGATTTCTCTCTTGGATTATTGGCAAGTATCCAGAAGGTACTCAATTAACTACCTCTTATTCAGACAACATAACTACTTCATTTTATAATGGTGTAATTGAGATTGTTGATTCCGAACGGTATCATGAGGTATTTCCTGAATCACCTGTTGTTGGACAAAACGCAAAACGTGAAGAGATTTGGTTGAGGGTTAAGAAAAGATACCCATCAATTGTGTTTGTTCCTATCGGTGGTTCAATGACTGGTAGGTCTGAGAGTAGCCACTATTTATATTGTGATGACTTGGTGTCAGGTATTGAAGAGGCATTGTCACCAACTCGATTGGATGCATTATGGTCCAAGTATACTGTAAACGCTAGACAGAGAAAGAAAGATGGTGCAAAGGAGATTCATATTGCAACACCTTGGTCAGTACATGACCCTATTTCAAAACTAGTGGATATTCACAAAGAGAATCCAAGAGCTAAGATTTTAAAGATTCCATGTTATGATGAAGATGGCGAAAGTCAATTCAATTATAAAGGTGGCTTCTCAACGGCTTATTACAATGATTTGGAAAACGGAATGGATGAGTCAAGTTTTTCAGCATTATACAAGCAAGAGCCAATTGAGCGTGAAGGTATTCTTTACAATGAAGATGAGTTGAAGTATTACTTTGATTTACCAAAAGAGCGACCTGAAGCAATTATATCAGTATGTGACTCTAAGAACTTAGGTAAAGATAATGTGTCACTTCCTGTGGCATATGTATATGGAGACTTTGTGTATATTGCTGATGTGGTGTATAACAGTGGTTTGCCTGCTGTAACGAAAGAGTTAGTGGCTAACAAGTTGATGGAACACAAAGTTACTAGATGTGATATTGAGATGAATAATGGTGGTAACTACTTCGCTGAAGGTGTCGATGAGAAAGTTAAAGAAAAAGGTGGACGAACTACTTTCAGAATATTCTTTAGTGGTAACAATAAAGATGTTAAAATTATAAGTTATTCTGACTTGGTAAAAAAACGATTCATATTCAGAGATAAGAGTACATATGCTCCAAAGAGCGAGTATGCACTTTTCATGACCGATGTATTTCGTTGGACACAAACAGGTAAAAACAAACATGATGATGCGCCCGATACACTTGCAATGTTAGCTCAGCTATTGGAAGATATGGAAGGTAATTCAGTTAAAGTGTTAAATAGGAGGGTAATAGGTATATGAATACTTTCAAAGGTAGAAGTCAACTCTTTTCTAATTACTCACAGGATGAGATGAAAGATTTTCGTACTGTGGCAGGCATGATTAATAGCATGTTTTCAGTACACATGAGTAATAAAAACGAGATAGATTATTTGATTAATTATCATGGTGGGAAACAACCAATCTTGGATAAAGAGAAGGTTATTCGACCAGAGATTAATCACAAAGCAGTTATGAATAACGCAATACGAATCACACGAACAATTGTTGGATATTTCTTAGGAACGCCTGTTCAGTATATTCAAGCTGGTGTTACTGGCAAGGATTATATTGATGAACTTAACCGTATATTGGCTTATGAAGATAAGTCAGCTACAGACACCGAGATTGGCAATAACCAATCCATAACTGGTGTTGGATACAGATTAATATTTACTGATGGTGAAAACTCAGATGATGTTCCATTTGAAACCAAATCATTGGACCCTTCTAATACCTTTGTGGTGTATGAGAATACCGTAGCAGAAACACCATTGGCAGGGGTTACTTATAGGACAATGTATAATGTTGATGGCGAGTTCACAGGCTATAAGTTTTTTATATATACATCATACGGTGTTTATACAGCCGAGTCAGATTCAAATGGCATTGTTGATGAAGATGGAAAGTTTCCTTTTTCACCGTATTCCGTTGGTGGGGTTCCATTAGTTGAATATCCAAACAATCAATGGCGAATGGGTGATTGGGAATTTGCAACAAGCCTTATGGATGCGATTAATGAATTACAAAACGGTAGACTTGATGACGTACAACAAGTTGTTGAGGCATTATTGGTATTTATAAACGCTGAGATGGATTCTGAGGCATATGCTGAGATGCGTGAAGCTGGTGCGATTATGCTTAAAAACACCACTCAACAAAAGTCTGACATTAAGACTGTGGAGATGAACCTAGACCAAAATGGTATGCATATATTCTCCAAAGAAATGTCAGATACATTGGACACGTTGGTTGGTATTCCAAGTAGGGATAATCGAGCAGGTGGTGGTGGTGACACAGGACAAGCCGTTGAGCTTAGAGATGGTTGGGCTGATTTGGAAATAGTCGCTAGAAATAAAGAGAGTGTTTTCAAACGTTCGGAAAAACGAGCATTAAAGATTATATTGGAAATATTACGCAACACAAGTGGATTTGACTTATCAAGCATGGAAGTGGATATTAAATTCACTAGAAATAAGAATAATAATCTATTGGTTAAGACACAAAGTTATGCTACGCTTGTTGGAACACGAACAATCACACCAGAAGATTCATTATCTGTAGTTGATTTAGTTTCGGATACCAATGACTATGCTACTAGAGGTAAAGCTTATTGGGATGAGCGAGATGCTGAATTAGCTAGTCAAGCTGAGGCTTTGGCTGAGAAAACTAAAGAACCCGAACGAAATGATGAGGGTATTGAAAATAGTTCGGATACCTAGTAATAATTAGTGACAAAATGTTGTATAATAAGGTAGCAGATAATAATGTAATGGGCGACTTTGCACATTATGGGATTGGAGGATGAAATGGAATATACACAAGAACAAATAGATGCGATGAAAGCTGAAGCAATTAAGTCGGCAACCGAAGGGTTAATGAGCAAAGCAGATGCAGATAAAATCGCAGACCAGAGAGTTGAGTCTGGTATTAAAAAAGGATTGGAAACATTCAAATCAAAGTGGGAACAAGACGCTCAGGAAAAAGCCAATTTGACAGCTCAGGAGATTGCAGATAAGCGATTGGCTGAGAAGATTAAAGAATTGGAAACCAGAGAACATGATGCTAACGTTAGAGATAACAGTTTAACTGCTAAATCGAAGTTGAACCAAGCAGGTGTTCCAGAGAGCTACTACTCAAAATTATTGGGAAATCTTGTTAATGCTGATTCAGATGTTACTGGTTCAAACGTAGATAATTTGATTGATATTTATACTTCAACTAAGAGTCAAATTGAGGCTGATATAAAAGCTAAATTGTCGAAAGTTCCACCAGCAGAGGGTGGTAATGATGCTCATGCAGGTGAAATGACAAAGGAAAAGTTTAGTAAACTGGACTACAAGGGTATGATGAAACTCAAAACCGAGAAGCCTGACGTTTACAAACAAATGATGAAGTAAACTAATAAAGGAGAAACATAATGGCAGGATTAAATTTACAATTTCCATTCGATGAAGAAATTTTTAACTATAAGTGGGAGACTACTCCCGACTTAATATTAACCACACTTTTAGAAAGTGGAGCAGTAGTAGCTGATAGCGAAATCGCAACATTGATTAGTAACGGTTCAAACTTCTTTACTACACCATTCTATAATGAACTTGGTGGAACTGAGCAGAACTATAATGGCGTAACAGATTTCACTTATGATGAATTAACTGGTGGAAGTTATTCGGGTTGTGTCTATGGTAGAATGAAAGCTTGGAAAGCAAAGTCATTCATTAAAGACTTCAATTCTGGTGCTGACCCTATGGGACAAATAGTTGCTGGTGTAGCTAAGTGGTGGCAAAAGAAGCGTCAAGTAAGATTAATTGCGATTTTAGAAGCATTATTCGCTATTACTGGAGACGCTGATTGGGATTTACACAAAACTAACCTTGCTACAGCTACGGCTAGCGTGGCAGATGCTAACTTGATTGGTGCAACTAGTATTGAAGATGCATGTATTAAAGCTAACGGTGACAATGCTACAGATTACACATTAGCAATTATGCACTCAGTTGTTGCTAGTAGATTGGCTAACTTACAGTTACTTGAATATTCTAAGTACACGGACCCATCAGGCATTATGAGAAACTTGCCTATTGGAACAATCAATGGTAAGGTTGTAATAATCAATGATAATGTTGGTGTTAGTACCTCATCTAGTGCTACTGGTGAGAAAGAATATGTAACATATATTCTTGGTAACGGTGCAATGAGATACGCAAAAGCCCCAGTTGACGCACCTTCTGAGTTAGAGCGAGATGCTAAAACTGCTGGTGGTGTAGATATGATTTACACAAGAATTAGAGAAGCAATGGTTCCTTACGGATTTAGCTTCAAGGGTGATGTTGAAGATGACGTTTCTGTTCCTGATACTGTATTAACAGTTGCAGGTTCGTATGAGCGAAAGATGCCAGCTAAAGCAGTATTCATGGCTAGACTTTTGACTAACGGTTAATCATAAGGAGGACTTAATGTTTATTTATACACATGATAAACTTTACTTCCAAGATGGTGATAAATTCAGGGGGGTTAATGTTAGCCCCCTTGGTTTGATTGAAACCTTTGGAAAAGCAGTTACATTAGAAATAAAATCTTATGTTTCACTTTCAAGTTCTGAGGTAAGGTCAAAGTTTCATGAGGGTTATAAATTCCCATCAACAGAAGTAAAGAAAACAGAAAAAAATAAGAAATAATATAGAAGCGAGGTATTGAATGACGCAATTAGAATTATTGAAAGAGTTATTGGGTAATCCAGATAGCTCAGACGCTATATTGCAATTCTGTCTCGATTGTGCAAGTGATGTTATTTGTGATATTAGAAACTCAGATAAAGTTGAATCAAAGTATCTTAAAATTCAGATTAAAATTGCTATTGAGATATTTAGTAAAATGGGTGCTGAGGGACAGACTGGTCATAGTGAAAATTCTATAAGTAGAAGTTACGAGACTGGCGACATATCCCCATCACTTATATCTCAAATAGTTCCCTTTGGAAAAACACCTTACTCGACTATTCGGGTGGTGGTGTAATGAGGAGTTTGAATAAAAATCAGACTCAACTCTGGTACGTTAGACCCAATGGGTTCATTGATGTGTTGGATTCTGATGGATATAAAACAGGTGAAAAGGAGTATGTTTACACGGTACCACAGGAAATTAAATTGACATTATCACCTGTAAGTGGTATCGTCATTTTGGATAGTGGTGGTAAATTCTTAGAGCTTGACTACACAGCTACTTCTACGGAAGTGGCTTTATCTGAAAATGATTTGATATTCGACACACTTCCAATTGATAACTTTGATAAAACATATACATTCTTGGTTAAAACAGTTTTGAAGTCACTAAATTCATTTCAGTATCTTTTGGAAAAGAGGTTTTGATATGGCAGTTAATAAGTCATTTGACATTAACATTATGGATTTCAAGGCATTGGATAACTTCACAAATTACTTAGATAACATGCCACTTTTAATTGAGAGTGCGCTTGATGAGGCAATGGATGAAATTGCGTCAAAGGTTAGATTGAGAATGTTGAGTGAACTTGCCAAGTATGGTCTTGGTGGTAGTTCATTGGCATCATCAATTAGAATTGAATCTTATCTTGGTGGATTAAGAGTGGTTGTTGATTCGGACCATGCAATATTTGTGGAATTTGGCACAGGTATAAAAGCCATGTCAGGCAAACCTCATCCAAATAAATCATTCTTTGGTAGACCGTTTGAGTATGCAAGTGGACCA